AGTATATTTGGTCAACCCCTGAAACTCCGGTAAAGTTTTCATTGTTAACTGCACCCAAAGATGTTATCAAGTGGGTAGAAGAAAATGCTATTCCATTCTTAACCGAAACGATGGGAGATGGGTATACGTTTATAGAACCCAATCTATGTAAACTGTCGGATGGAACAATATTATTACCGCATATAGATCCAGTGGATTATGTCTTTAACTTTGTTGTTGAAGCCGGTGGAGACAATGTTATTACTAAGATTTATGATATTAAAGAAGAACATATTGGTAAGATGCTAATAGTTGCTGCACCTTATGATTATACTAAAATTGAACTAGCCGGCGAATCTCTATTAAAAGAGCATACATGGGGAATGTTAGTTGGTAAAAGAATTCATAGCGTAAACAATTTAACAGGTAGTAGACTTTTATTGCAAATTGGCGTCAATAAAAAATGAAGTATGAATACTACTATAATGACGTACCTAACATAGGTAAATGTCGTAATAATCTAATCTATACCAGTTTGATATCAGAAGATAAAAAAACTTTTGTGCAATGGTATTATAACGATACTGATTATCACAAGGGTCACAATGAAGTTATCGACCCTGGTAAAATGGATGAGAAATGGGAACGTGAGGTAAAGTTTCTAAAATTGATGCATAGTACAGCACCCACACATATACCTAATATACTAGATATAGACTATAACGAACGCAAGATATACTTAGAAATTGACGGAGTAGACTTCTGGCAACAAGCTAATTGCGATTTGAATAACTATGATACAGTATTACCCAATTGGCGTAAGCAAATGACAGATATTATTAATGTACATAAAGTATTGGGCATTCACAAATATAGCATGCATCCTTCAAGTTATTTCATAGTTAACAATAAATTAAAGAGTATTAACTATTTCTTCACATATGGTAAATACGAAACAAATATCACTATTCGAGAAGTTGAGAGTCATATACATGAAAATCGTAGAGTAGAGATGCGTAAATACTTAGAATCACTAGGAATAAGCTGGACTGAACCGCAACCTTGGGAACTATTTGACAAGTTATGTTGGGAGAGTTTTAGAACAAACTACCCACAAGATTTTATTGAGAAGATATTAAATGATTAAAGGTATTAATAATCAACCCTATTTTGACATGACGCCATACTTAGATATGGACACATTTGACACGCTACAGCCCGAGATTATGTCGGGCTTTGCATTAGCACGTGAATATGCTAAAGAAGGTACATGGATGGCCCCGGGCTTTACGTTCGAGGACATGAGTTATATACATAACTGGAAGCCAATATATCAAGCATGGGAAGAGTTTCAACAGTTAAGTAATGATGATCCTATTAAAATAGCTGGATTAAAACTATTGCCCACAGACTTTAAGAACTTCCAACAACGCAATATATTCACACGATATTTAAAAATGGCATTAAATGCCTATGACCCATATATCTATTATTATCTATGGGAAGAAGGTGATTGGAACGATAGACCGGGCGAACGTCAAATGACCCCAGAAAGTAAGTATTTCCCTAGTGTAGTTGAATGGGTATTACAATTAAAGGGTACACTATTTGAGCATATTGGTCGTGTTATATTCTTTCATTTAGAGCACGACGGAATACCCTTTGAACATAGAGATTTAGATAGAAAGAATGGGGTTAACGTAGTAATGCCACATCGTAACGAGTTTATACATATTCGCCCCGATACACGTAATCAATTCTATCTATGGGATCCTGAAAAGAAAATGAAGTATGGTATTAACTGTAGAGCAGCCTGGTGGAATGACGTTGACTGGCACGGTGGTAACAGAGTCATGGCTCAGACATACGGATTAAGAATTGACGGGAAGTTTACAGAAGAATTTAGAAACAAATTAGGTATTAGTCATTTAGACACATACTAATCTTTATATCCCCAATAATTAAACATATATTTGTCCGTGAATCCACCGTTCATCCCGCAGTGCCATTCATCATATAAATCCCATTGATATATGCTTCCCTTAGGGGCCTGATATACACAAGTGTCCCCTACAATACTTACATGCCCCATACTATAATCTTCAATATAGCAGGTATATCTAACAGGAACACCCTTCTCTAATAACAAGTCTATTTTGCTGTGTATATCAATATGCCACGGAGCCATTCGTCCGGGCTTTATTTTACTAATCCAAACCATCCAGGGTTTAGTATCAACAATAGATTCAAACGTATCTACGACACTTTGACTGAAATGCTCACCGGGGAAATAGTTAAACCATTCAATTGTTGGGTCATTATAAACATATCCACGCTCTTTCCACAGTCTACCCATATTTTCAAAGGCTTCAGTCTTGGGGAAACATTCTTCATTGAATCTTAGTACATGTTTGCTATCCGTTTTACAGGATTCGATAATACTATCCCAATCTATTTTATTCTCAGTGTTGCCGATTAATTTCATATTTTTATTTATAGGCTAAATATGTCATGTTCAAAGAAGTTGAAAATACCAAGGGTATATATCGCTCACTTGTCAATGATTCACAGACAGAGTTTTGCATGGATTTCAATCCAGACAATAATCGTTACCCAAATCAATTAGTACAATCAAGTTTTAATCGGGAAGCACACTATTGTGCTAAACTGACAAAATATTCATGGGCGCCCGAATTATTATCTATAGACTATAAGACTAGACAAATCATATTTAAATGGTACAATAATACATGCGAATCACGTTTGCCCAATGACTATAAAGAACAGTTAGAACAGATAGTTAGAGACTTACACAAGGAACAAATCTATAAGCCTAGCTTCTATCCAAAGTACTTTTATGTAGACGATAAAGACAAAATCCATGCGTACACATTTTATTCATGCAGTAGTTATATAGAGCAACCAATAAGTATAGATTTCTACAAGCCTATATTGAATGAAGATAGACTACGATTAGTTGAGGAATTATCTGTTGACGGTAAATTAGACATGTCTATGCTAGTAAAATACGCATTTAACAATTATATTCATTGGCCTGGAAACATACTACCCGAGATTTATAATAAAGTATATGGATAAAAAGAAATACCCCACATTCTGTTTATTACCCTTCACACACATTAGTTCTACAAACGATGGAAACTATCGTGTATGCTGTTGTAGCGAGGAAAAGATTATAACAAAGCCCGACGGTTCTAGCTATAATATGCGTGTGGATAGTGTAGATGAAGTATGGAACAGCGACTTCTATAAAACATTGCGTAAAGACTTATTAAATGGTGTCAAGAACCCTAGCTGTGAATACTGCTGGGATTACGAGGCTTCAGGAGCATATAGTAAGCGTCAAAAGACTAATGACGAAAAGCACGACATGTTTCCGGACTATGATATATTCATTAATGACGCATTAAATAACGACGGAGCACTAAGTACCCCGCCCATGGATTTAGACTTGAAAGTGGGTACGCAATGTAATTTAAAGTGTATCATGTGCTACCCAGGCTCTAGTTCATTACATAAAGAAGAACAGGACCAAATGATTAGTGAGGGTAAACAATTACCCGGACTATTAAAAATGTTTGATGAACGTGTAATTGAATTAAAGCTAGATTTAGACAGCTTTAATCCACGTAATTTAGACGTAGAGCGTGTAGTTAATAATTTAGACCCTAGCTTAAAACAAGCTATTCATATGAGTTTAGTCGGGGGTGAACCATTAGTTAACAAGACCACACAACGTATATTGGAACAGTGCGTAGAGAAGGGTTATGCAGAGAATATGATGCTACAGATTATTACTAATCTAAGCGTTATCAATCCTAAAACAATAGGATTATTGGATCAGTTCAAATATCCTATGCTATGTATTAGTTACGACCACATTGACCCAGAGAAGTTTAACTTTATACGATACCCAGCAGATTATAATGTATTCACTGAAAACTTTGAGAAACTATGGGAATATGAACACATTGAAAAGAAACTAAGCACAACCTGGGGTATATTTAATATATTCGATTTTGAAAGTATATTTCATCATTGGGAAAACATTAGTAATCGTACTAATAAGCGTTTTGTTATTAACTTTGGATTAATCTATTATCCTAATTACTTTAGCCTCAGATACTTAGAACCCGAGCAGAAACAAGAGGTTACTGAGCGTATTAATAATTTTATGAGAGATTATGGAGATTATAAGATATTCTGGGATAACCCTGAGTTTACTGAAAGTGTAACTAGTGTTCCTGGCTATATGAACGCAAATACCCCTGACTTTATTGAAGTATGTAAGGAGCGTACCCGTGTGTTAGATATGTACGATGAATTGCGCGGTACTGATTATAAACGATTATTCCCATATATCAAACGTTATGAATAAGCATTTATTCCCATTTAGTAGAAACAATCCTGCACCTAATATTAAAACAAGCACAATCGTAACAGATTACGGCTTTATGGATGGGTACACTAATATACTAGACTTGGGATTGGGTAGTTCAGGGTGCTTCCCACTAGGGTTTAGACGTACTGATATTATTGATAGTGTATGTGAGAAACTAAAGCAAAATCCATTTTGTCAAAGCGATTTTGCTACATCCAATCGTTATGTTGATTTACTAAGTGAAAAACTATATGAAGTAAGTAATGGGTATCATAGTATATTCAGTATGAGTGGTAGTGACAGTATTGAGGGTGCGATAAAGATAGCCAAACTATATTCTAATAGAAACAAGATTATAGGGTTTGAAAATAGTTACCACGGTTCTACATATATGAGTGCTAGTGTAAGCGGTAGCACATATCTGACTGACACGTTTGGTAAACATAGTGATTGTGTCACTATATCCTATACTGAGTTAGATAAGATAGACAACGACACACTAGCCGTAATCATTGAAACATGCAGTTGGCAGAACGGTATCGAACTATTACCCGGAAGATTCTATAATGAATTAAGAAAGCGTTGTGACGAAACAGGCGCGTTATTGATTATAGACGATATTGCATTCTGTAACGGAAAGACAGGTACACATTTTGGATGGCAAGTACTACCTATTAAACCCGATATATTCTGTATAGGGAAAGGAATTACTGGGGGATATTTTCCACTAAGTGCTACATTATTCAATCAAAAGGTAGCAGATATTGTGCGCCCTAAAGTATTATTACATGGGTTTGCATATAGCTTTCCTATGAGTGGTATTATCAGCGCATTAGAATACTTTGATATACTAGAACGTGAAAAGATATTTGATAATTATACGGTTATTATTGATAAAATGAATAACGTATGTAATCAATTATATAGTCAACAATTAATCACAGGGTACAGACATTTTGGGGTATGCTATAACATACTATTAAACAAGCCCATAAATGATTTATGGGAGAAAGAACAATTATTCTATAAGCATGGGTTGCATATAGGAGTATGGAATAACTATAAGAATGGTATATTAATTATGCTACCATTAAATGCTAACGACCAGTATTTTAGTGATTTAATCACTAAGGTAACTAAATGTCTTACTGAGTTGAATCAACAAAGCTAATAGATAACGCTAATCTAACGTCTTTAATATCTTCTACACTATGGATTTTATCGACAGCTAACTCATGCCAACGATGATTTTCAATCTTATATCTATGAGTTTCGATTACCCTATCATAGGGTACATAAGTTCTAGGGCTTAATTTCAAATGACTATATTCGGGCCTTACGTCATAGAAACAAGTATTTGCGTCCCCGGTGTCAATCGTATAATTCCACGCTCTATTGCGTAGCATATCTATATGTGGGAACACATACTTCCCGTCTATAATCTGAACATGCACCCCATTTAGTTCATCTGTAACATTATCTCTAACCCACTGAGTTATACGGTCATCTGCTTTAATCATAGTAAATGACGCTAAACCTTCGTATGTGTTACTGTATTCAAATGGCATGCCCAAACCTTCACTACTCTCCCCATACGCTTTGTCGATTTCATTCTGTATACTATCATTGATTTTCATCTTATCAAAATCACTTAATGTTTTGGTATCAGTATGGTCTTTATATTGTTCTCTTATTATATCTACAATATAGTCAGGTATTTGTGGTTTATCTATATACTTAAACATTCCAATATTCCGCTTTTAAATCCATATTAATTGTATAGCGCCATTTGTCTGTGTTATTCCAGCCCCCATGCGGGTTAATACCGTCAAACGCTATAATGTCGTTAGTCTGTAAATATAGTTGTTCATCCCCAATATGAAACCCACATTCTTCTATATTCTTTCCGGGTATATCTACAGCTAATAATATCACATAAACTCTGTCTACACCACTCAAGTCCTTACGCATATCATATGTATAGTCTGAATGCGTGGGTACACGGCCATGAGGACTAATCGCATTTAAACTGAAATTAACTATCCCGGGCAATGTCTTTGCAATATCAGTTAATTTAGGCAACTTATCAGACCATATAGTTGTAGTTCCCGCTCTAAGATTAGGTACAGCATACCAACGTTTCATATCCTCACGTTCTAGTAACTCATGTCCATATTGTTGTTCAAACCATGTCAGGTCTGCAAACTCTGTGGGTTCATGTGTTAATAGATATTCATTTAATTCTGTTTGTGCTATACGTAATACTTCGGGAATCAAATGATAATACTGATAATCAGTGTATTTCATAATAATACTCTATGTGGTATATTGTTTTCTGTACACCAATCAAATATATCCTGATCTGTAATTTTAGGATCAATTAACCATAATGCCGTAACTCTACGCTTAGTTCCATAATTATATACATCATGGAAGTCTTGATTAAAGAATACAGTAGGCTTTTTAAGGGTAAATTCAAACTTTAATTTGATATCACTTAGTGGACCGTCATATAGATTTTTACTCTCATCCCAGTTACCCGGAAGATAATCATAATATCGTGTGGTATGATTATCCCCGTCGCTTTCTAGTATTATATTCAATGAGCGTTGATAGTAAGATCCGTCGTGTCTGTCTTTGTGTATCCAGCATGTGCCACCGGGTTCTAAAGCAATGAATCCTATCTTACCAGTGACCCACGGCACTTGTTTATGTATCTCAATCAACTCATCACCTTCGTGTGTAATATGGTCAATTATTGCAGCACCCTTCAGGTATTCAAACTCAGTATCTATAAACTTAGCCCAAAGTCTTTTAGTACTTTCAATAAGTATATTGGTATCGAGTTCTATTACGTGGTTCATAAATGTTGTATTGAGTAGTTTATTCTATAAATATCTAGATATTTATTATGCATCATAGTTTAATTTTTAATTGCCATACCCAATGGCATTCTAGGCCCGGTGGTTCTTATAGAATAGCAACGTTATTGAGGGAACAAGGTTGGGACAGTGAAGTCTGTGAATGGGCCCCATTCTGGACTCAGAATGAACTGCGTGAATACGCCAAAGAAAGAATATCCAAAGATACAGTATTTCTAGGATTTAGTTGCTTCTTTTGTTATTGGGATAAGAACTTAGAAGAATTTGCAGCCTGGGTTAAACAAGAATATCCACATGTAAAAATTATATTAGGGATGATGGGTAAGCCTAGAATTGAAAGCAAATCATGTGACTATTTTGTATATGGGTTCGGAGAGAATGCGTTACTAGCAATTGTTGCTAGTTTAACAGGAAACACCCCGGGTTCAGGAATTAAATTAGATCCTGGATATCTAGCACGTGGAAAGAAAGTTGTTAACGCTAATGACTTTTATCCTAGCTTCCCTATGAAATCATTAATGATTAGATATGAGAATAGAGATTATCTAGACCCTTCTGAATGGTTAACAGTTGAATTCAGTCGCGGTTGCATGTTTGAATGCTTATATTGTAACTTCCCTGTATTGGGTGTAAAGGGTGATTATACCCGTGATAGTGATGATTATGTAGAACAATTACGTGATGCTTACGACAGATTTGGTATTACAAATTACTATGTAAGTGATGAGACATTTAACGATAGAACTGACAAGATAATAAAATTCGCAGACGCCAACGACAAGTTACCCTTTAGACCAACAATGTCGGGCTTTCTAAGAGCAGACTTAATGGTTGCTAGAGAGCAAGATTGGGACCCTATGATTAGATTAGGTTTAGCTGGTCACTTTTATGGGGTCGAATCGTTCAATCATAAGACAGCTAAAACTATTGGTAAAGGCATGCATCCCGATAAGCTGAAAGACGGATTATTAAAGATTAAAGATTATTTTAAATCGCACGATAGAAAACTATATCGAGGATTAATTGCTATGATTGTTGGTTTACCATATGAAACTAAACAGTCTATGGAAGATTCAAAACAATGGATTATTAATAATTGGGCTGAAGAATCAGTTGATTGGACACCATTAGAAATACCTGTAGATGAATATTATGATAAGTCTAGTAAATTAAGCCGTGACTGGGAAAAATGGGGATATAAAAACAAAGTAAGTCAGTTAGAAAAAGTAGACAACGAATGGGTCATGGTCATGCACTCAATGAAAAACATGAATTGGGAGAATGAACATATGGACTTAGATTGGGCTAGAAAATGGGCTAGTGATTACTATAATGACCCTGACATTAAAAAGCCCGGCCTTCATAATTTTCTATTGCATTGGGCCCCGGGAGTAGGGATAACTGATATAAACGATATATTCAATCTTAAACAGAATGAAGCATTTAAATTGGGTGTAGATGTTAGTTTCTTTGACAAACTACAAAAGTATAAAGCTAAGAAGTTAAATGTACCCGTAGAAAATCTAGAAGTTATCAAAGACTTTGGTAAGTTTAATGGTACTTATGGTAACGAAAACCCCTGGGACTTAGAGGTTTAATAAATCTAATTCATTGTACATAGTGTCACTTCCCATTAAATAACGATTGGGAGGACTGTCGGGTAATGTTATATGTTGATTCTTCCACACATCTCTACGTATAATCTGATGTAAAAAGTTAGTTAACCCGTCGGGTACAAAGTCACAATATGGGCCTGTTCTAAGTTCTTCCATATTAATATCAGTCTCATCACACCATTGAATAACACGTATAGGTTTGTCATTAATCTTTACCATTGTGTGATATAGATTATTATCCCCCTCCATATCTTCAAAGTGTACGCCATTGTTATTGCACCACTCTTTAATGTGCTTATATATTGTACTGACAAACATTCTAGGTTGATCGGGATATCGTCCTATATCACTTCCATAACGTATTCTAAAATGCTTAGGAGTCCAATCGTCATGTGCTATGATTTCAGTTAATATGTCGTGTAATTCTGATAAGCTAGCCATAGTGTAGCCTATATAATATATGTTACCACCTTCTTCATATATTGTTCTAATACTATCTAATTGCTTTTGACGGATTACTGGGTTGTTAAGATAACTAGGATGGTTGAGTCCTATTAATATACCCAATAATCCAGCGTCTAAACTCTTTCTAACAAATTCACGTGAACTAAAACGTATACCATTTGTTAGTGTAGATAATTGACAATTAGGGAATTGATACATTAATTCACTAATTAATTCAGGAAAGTCTTGTCTTAATGCAGGTTCGGCCCCAGCTAATAATAAATTAACATCGGGTTTACCGTGACTCTTAATACGGTTAACAATCGTTTCAATGGGGGTGTCCGGGATAGTAGAATCAGGGACATGGTAACAATGTGGACAATCTGCGTTGCAACGGTCAGTAACCTCAGTCATCATATTATTACGGGTGAAAGTAAATAACTCTTTTTTATATTCTAATCTATGATAGAAGTCATAATCTTCTTCTAGTATATGATGACTGGTTCCATGAACTCTGCAATGCTTGGCCATCCATAATTGATTGTCTTTGTGATATGTATACGCAGGAATATGCATATGACATTGATGGCATAATGAAACTGTGGGACCAATTAGTGTTCCTTTAATAGTGTTGACAAACTCTACAGAATTAAATTGGTTTATTTTGAATATTACTGGCTGCATATTAAATAAATATTTATCAGCCAAACCCATGCTAAAATACTTAAATAACGGCATCATTGGTAATAGCTTAGGTGTATCAGAGTTTAGTATATACGGCACGGATACATATGACAACTATCAACGATTATTACAATCACAGCCTGATGATTGGTATTATCGTACCCATAATGTCACATACAATAGAAACAGTTTGGGTCACCGTTCTATAGAAGTTGAACAGTTACCAGACGATTATATATTATTTACGGGCTGTAGCATAACTGTGGGTTCTGGGGTAGAACTTGAAAAGACGTACCCTTATCTGATATCTAAACGTCTAAACCAACAATACTATAATTTAGCAATAGAAGCTAGCGGCCCCGACATGCTAGTGTATAATCTGTCATTGTGGCTCAAATACTATAAAAAGCCTAAAATGATAGTAATTCAATGGCCTGAAACTACACGTACATTTAGAAATACTGATACAATAATACCCTTAGGATCCTGGGCTTTGTTAAAAGAACTACCCATAGATAAACAGATTGTTGATAACTATAAAAATATAGTTATGACGGACAGTTTAGAGCATTCTGTGTATATCTATAAACATATGGTTAGTAATATGCTAGATATTAAATGTGTCCATATAGATTGGGTTGATTATCTAGATAGGGGTAGAGATAACCAACACCCGGGTATTATCAGTCATCAAACAGTAGCTGACAACTTCTTTAATAACATAGGCCAATAATACTCTTTAACGTGGGTATAGTATAAATCGGTACTGGACTTCTTGGAACGTTCTGTGTCATAATCAAATACTTTCTTCCACTCCCATTTAGATACGCCCCAATAACTGTGTACACGTTTATTACACTCAATCATTAAATTATCTGCTTGAGTTTTAGACGTTATGTCTCCGTCATCATTTCTATTCCATTCAAACGGTTCATTCTCAGGGTCTTTGAAAGTATATCTATACTTTTCTAAATCATCTTCTATATCACTATGAAACTTATAATCCCATGTTTCGTCTGGGTGATACAATGTTAAACTTATATAAGCAAACAAATCAATATATTTGTGTCCTTCGTTGATATACCATTCTACACTATTGTTCACGGATTCAACTGTGTCATTGGGCAACCCTATAATAATACTAGATACAATGAATACATCATCACCCCAGCATTCTTTAGCTATACGCATACCCTCTATCTTCTTTTTAAGACTGCCACCTTTTTTAATATCTTTTGCGGTTTTATCATTCCAAGTTTCTAGTCCGTAATACGCTTCTTTAACCCCAATATCCTTTAGTAATTGTGCTTGTTCAGGGTGTCTACTTATTAAGTCTAATCGTACATAGGCCCAGAATTCGGGTTTAAAGGGTAATGTTTGTATTACTTCATTTATTAATATTAATTTCTCTGTATAATCATTAAATGTATCGTCAGTGATAACATAACGGTATGCACCGTATTTTTCATAGTTATCCAATAACTCGTTGTATATAACCTCTTTGTATTTTACATATTCTCTTGTGTCTTGATTTCTATGTGGATATGAACAGAATGCACAATTAAAGATGCACCCACGGCTAAACTCAAAGGTTAATATCTCGTTGTTTCTAATACAATCGGTATCAACATAGTTAGTTGTAGACTGGTTGAATACAAACTCTCCCGATTGACCTTTAACATCATAATTGATTATCTTATTGAATATGCGCTTTTGTCCACGATTTGATATACTGTTTAAATAATCTATTATCATGTTCTCGCTGTACCCAATAAACACATTATCTATTTTAGGTTCGAATACATATTCGTTAGACTTGGCTCCGCCTACAACAACTTTGCATTTACTATTAACTTGTTTTATATAATCGATATATTGATTAATATCACCCTGACTGAAATTATAACTTAAACTATCATAATACCAACTATGCTGCTCGGGGTGAAAGTCTATCATAGAATCAAGTCCTAGACTCTTTGGGCCTACAACATATCTAGGGTTTTTAATCTTTTTATGACGATATGGAAACCAAGTTACACTAAACCCAACCATTAATGTATCTTTATTTACGGATTTATCTATGATTTCTTTAAATGTATCAAAGTCTAGACTAGAAGTAAAATCTACGGTCAACGCACTATACCCGTGCTTGCGAATCTCACTAGATAATCTATACGCCCCATATCCCCTGCTGAACCAATCTGTACTAGGAGTATCGGTAAAGAATACTACATCATACGTCATAATCTACACAACTATCGAATATTCGTGCTGCACTTTGACTACAGAATAAACCGCATGCGGCTAATCTACCGTTATCATAACCATTATTCCAACCGTTCTGTATCTTATTAAAGAATTCACTGTTAATAACATTATCCCAATCATTTAACAACAGATTGATTTTGTCATTACCATATGTTTCCCATAACTCAGTCCAACTGTCATGTAATGGTTTGTGCTTGTATAAATGTACACAAGTACCGGTATATACGCATGGAAACATAAACCCTTCAGCACTAATATACACAGCTTTTCTACCCTGTACTTCACACGTAATTGGACTATCGTTGGATATCTTTAATGCTTCATCTAATTTGAATACCCGATCACGTTTTAATATCAGTGGGTGAACATATTTCTCTTGCATAGGCTTTTGTATTGGAATACCTTTACTGGATACTTCCATTTCAAATAGTGCATCTAACAAGAATTTATGACTCTTGCGTACAATAAAACGATTAAAACCCTGACTTAATGCAAACTCTCTGGCCTGTTCTACTTGATGTTCATTATGCTTGAATGCTATATACTGCCATTCACTTTCGCCCCCATTGTCATTAAAGGCTTTTGCGTTCTCCATGACCTTATTCCATTTAACATTAACCCTATATATATGATTAGTATCTTCTAATCCATCGATAGCAAATCGCACCCATGATCCTTTACCCAATGTATTAGCTAATTCTTTCCACCATTCTGGGTTACGCATTCCACCGTTTGTGGATATTTTGATATGCACATGTGGGGCACGTTCTTTGATTATTTTACATACTTCTAGGAAGTTTGGGGCTGAACATGGATCGCCCACCATACCACTAAAGAATATGCTTTCTAAATTATCATATACATGTTGAGGAATGTGTTCGCTATAAAATTCATTGGGTAGCCATGTTTGCTTAAACCAACTATAATCTCCGGGTATTAATTCACGGGTGCATTGTGGGCACGCCGCATTGCATACACTACTGTGTTCTATATCTAATTCTTTGAGGGTGGAATAAAATGCCATAGTAATATTTAACCTGACTATTGACTAACTAAATATTTCGATGATATCATATACACCCATAGATTTACCCATTGAATTACCTGATGAAACAAGGTTATTTAACTATTGCATTAACAACACTCTATCTAAAAAGCCAAATTTAGCTAATGGAATAGTATGTACTGTGGGTTCTATGATAGAAACAGATGATTGGCGTTCAGCGTTAGATTCATATGAAGGTATTATATGTGATATAGATACCAAACACTTAGTAGAAGTTCAACATCGTAAAGGATACGATGCAGTTGGTAATAGTGAGCATCTCGGTAACTTCTATTACGAACCGTCGTTTGAGTGGGAATTCCCGGAATTAGTGCGCTTTATTAAACAATTACCATTTAAATATTTTACTGGGGTATTTCTAATGCTAGCGGGCAATAAAGACAGTATGCCGCATACTGATCCAAAGTCTTTGGATAATTACTCATATCCTACAGTTATAGAACCCAGTAGATATAATATACAATTAAACAACTTTGCGGATCCTAAGTTCTATATTCAATCTGTTAAGGATTCATCTAAGGAGTACGTAAAACTTGATAAAACATACCCTTGCTTTGCATTTAACAATGACCCAAGTAATTTTGTACATGGTGCAGATAAAACAGACAAACCTAGAATGCAACTGATAATACATGGGGTATTGGATGTTGAACAACACAAGTTATTAATAGAACGTAGTATAAACAAGTTTAAAGGACAAATATGAAGGTAGTAATGACAGGACACACGGTTAATACAGGTAAAGCAATCTATGATTATCTAATCGAAAAAGGGCATGAAGTTATAGGATGCAGTAGAAGAACAGGGTATGACCTATACAATGATTCAGATGTTAACCGAATCGTTGAGTTAGCATCCGGCTCTGATTTGTTTTTAAACCTTACTCATATTGAAGATAGACAAGTAGAGTTACTAGACAAACTATATGACAAAGTTGGTATGATGATTGTGTTTGGTAGCGTTGCAGCCGAGTACACACAATTTATCCTGCATCCATATGCAAAACAAAAATTAAAATTAGCTGAACGTTGTAAACATTTAAGCACTATTCCAGGTAACAAAATACTACATATGAACCTGACCTTTATGGAGGATGCAGTTAGTAGTGACGTTAAATTAGAATACAACACGATAGTCAACACAATAGACTTTTGGTTAAAGAATCCATATATTAGAAACATTGATTTTGAGATTAAGTTAACACCTTATACTATGAATGCAATTCAAAAAACATTTAATATTCCGCAAGAAGTAATTGATTTTGCCATTAGTAAAATGTGTGATGAAAACAGACAAGCGTTCAATGCACAAGTATAAAAGATTCTTTGCATTTGGTTGTAGCTTCACTCGATGGTATTGGCCCTCATGGGCAGATATTATCGGTAAAGAAATGCCATATTATGAGAATTGGGCTAGGGGCGGCGCTGGTAATGACTTTATCTATAACTCTGTGATAGAGGCTAATCAACGTCATAAATTTAATGAAGATGATTTGGTCATTATTATGTATACCAGTATACATAGAGAATCTAAGTATGTAGATGACCGTTGGATCATGCATCCTAGCGTACACGAAAAACACAATAAGTTTCATTTTATCTATAGCCCAAAAGGTTATTTAATTAGAGACTTAGCTTATATGACAGGTATCAAACATATATTAAATACTACAAATTATAGATGTACAATGATGTATCCATTTTGGTCGGGGCCCAATTGGCCTAATACATCGTTTGTTAAAGCGTCAAATAATATATACAATGGAGAACCTTGGGACCATAATGAAATAGAATTCTCTGATGTGATTGAATTACATAAGGATACATTAAGTGAGTTTTACCCATCAATTGGAGAAGTAGTTTTCAATCATGATTGGGATAATGGTATTAAAAAGAAGTTTAAAGATAAACATCCTTTACCCATAGAACATTTAAAGTTTGTACAAAAAACATGGCCTGATTTAATTGTATCTGATGATACTATTGAATGGGTGAAAGACGAAACACAAAAAGTATTAGAGATGGAAAACATGCCAGACGTTACTGTAATGATGAATAACAACGGCGGGTATGATTTTCCAATTAGACTATGAAACACGATAAAGAAAAATTCTATCAATTACTAGAAGAAAAGACAGGCAGTAGAACATTCTGCATTCTACCCTGGATACACTTTGCTACACGTCCTAACGGCGATATGCGACTATGTTGTAGTGCCAATGCTTCAGGAGCAGGAACCGATCACACTATAGGATTAGTACGCAACGAGAAAGGCGTTCCCGCTAACTTCGGTCGTGAAACACCGATGAGTGCGTGGAACAATGATTATATGCGTGAAGTTAGAATGACTATGCTTAATGGGGAGATTCCATCAAGTTGTAGTAAGTGTATCAAAGAAGAAGACCATGGAGTCATATCTAAGCGTTTATGGGAAACATATACGTGGATGAATGACGGAATAGATTTAAGTGAGTTAGTTAAACAGACAACGAGTGACGGTGTAGTACCGAACAACCTAACTTACTTAGACTTACGCTTAGGGCATACATGCAATTTAAAGTGTGTTATGTGCAGCCCACACGATAGTAGCAAGTGGGTACAGGATCATCAGAAATTATTAAAACGTACAACTATCCCTATCATTAGTGAGCAAATGTCTTGGGACAGTAAAGACTTTAATAATACATGGTATGAGAATCCTACGTTCTGGGAAGAGATGTACGAACAGATTCCTAATCTAAAGCAAGTGTACTTTGCCGGTGGCGAGCCATTAATGATTAAAGAGCATAAGCGTTTCTTAGAAGAAATTATACGTAGAGGATATAGTGATAAGATATTGATACGCTATAACAGTAATGCATTGTTGTTAGATGACGATACTATAGAGTTATGGAAAGAGTTTAAAAAGGTCAAGTTTGCTGTTAGTTTAGATGCGTATGGAGATAAAAACTATTATATACGTTATCCTAGCGATTGGGCTACAATTGAAAAGAACTTACGCAAACTAGATGAAACCCCAGATAATATACAGGTAAGTATTGCTACTGCTATACAAATAATGAACATTAAACATCTTCCAGACTTTGCTAAATGGAAGATATCTCAGAACTATAAAAAAATTAATCTAGGATTAGTCCCGGGGAATGTACAAATGGGCGGGGGAATATTTAATATGCACTTATTATATCTACCCACGTTCTTGAGTTGTAGAGTTTTACCTAAACAAGATAAACAACAAGTTAGACAATTATTCAATGAGTTTAGTTTGTGGCTATATGAACATTATAGACAGGATGATGACTATTGGAAACATAATCCATATGGTTGGAAACGCTGGCAAGCTGTTTTAGACTTTATGGATAGTGAAGACCATACTGAACAGTTACCTGCGTTTAGTGAGTATGTACGTAACTTAGATGATATCCGAAATACTAACTTCAAAGATATATTCCCAGAACTAAGCCATTTAATATGAAACCCATACAGATAATATCAGATCCTGGTAATGTTTTTAGAATATCATACATGGTATCTAACTATTGCAATTATAAGTGTGATTACTGTTTTCCGGGTAGTAATGAAGGAACACATAGTTATAATAAAGATTGGCAATTGGTATCAAAGAATATGAAGTATCTATTTGAGTATTATAAGATACATTCAATGAAACAACGTTTTGATATTAATATAACCGGTGGTGAGCCTACATTATGGCCCGACTTAGGTAAATTTTGTAATGAGATTAAAGATGATAACGTGATGATATCATTGCAAACAAACGGGTCTAGAACGTTACGTTGGTGGGAAGAAAACGGACATTTATTTACTAAGGTATTAATGTCCGCACATCACAAAGAAATAGATGTTGAACATTTCGCTAAGGTAGCAGATACATTATATGAACAACAAGTTTTTGTAGTTGTGACTGTGTGCATGGATCCTAATAATTGGGATAAATGTATAGAACTAATAGACAAACTAAAATCCTCAGGAAAACATCGCTGGTATATGAGGTTGCAAAAACTTGAGGGCGATTATACATATACAGAAGAACAGACTAAGTTTTTAAAGTCGCCCGTTGTACAACTGCCCAATTTGGCACATGCTTGGCAGCATAGACGTAAATTCTATAATAAAGAATCTAAAGTAGAGTTTGATAACGGTAAGATTATTAAAATGTCATCACATGAGATATCACTAAACAAGTGGAATAATTTCTATGGATGGAAATGTAATCTAGGAGTTGATAGTGTGTTTATAGATTTAAATGGTAATATTACGGGAAGTTGCCAACAGAAAATATATAATAAAAACGAATACTATAACATATATGATATCGACTTCACAGACAACTTTAAACCTGTGATAGCACCCGTAACGTGTAGACAATTGGGATGCTATTGTGTTCCCGAAATTAATATGGCAAAGAAGATTTTGTGATAGGGATATCGGCAGCGCACGTACAGAAGTTTCTATCACAAATGATGGGTTCTGTGGGTATGTTAAATGTACCATGATAGATATTACCCAAGCTGCCACCTACACGGCAAGTAGCACGATGTACATCACCGTCCCAGTTAATCATTAGACTTTCTAACCCAGCGTTGCAACTCCAACCCTTATATTGATTTAAGTGAAGTTTAATAATATCATTAGCGTGATATTCTTCGGTATAACTTCCGTCTTTATCTCTATTATAATGAACGATGGTATTGGGCATCACTGTTGCTGTTTGTGATTTAATATAATCCAAATCATTTTGGTCATAACGTAAGTCATCAAATATATCGTGGTCACCCTCAGTCCATCTGACTCTACGAATAGCATATGGGATTTGATAGAAGTGCAGTCTATTGACCGTGTCTCTTACTTCTTTCATATACTTGTGATGAGCCATTACATGCACAAGCACATCCTTTTTAATCACGTGTTTAGGATCATCACTGGCGTATAGACTAATTATTTTATCTAGTATTTGTTTATAATCGTATTCAAAATGAAGGCTGAAAACATATTGTGATACTGGTAAGTTTCTATAGAAACTAGCCTTTCTTGTTCCATTAGTAGTAACGCTAACAAAACTGATGTGTGGCTTTTTATATATGTAATCAATAAGTCTTTCAAAGTCAGGGTGAACCGTAGGCTCGCCGCCAGTAAAACTAAGACGAATGGGCTTACCTATCTCGCACAGTTTGTCCACTGCATCTTGTAAGATGAAATAGTCAGTATGTGGACTAGAGTTATCGTGTATTTCACTAGGGCAGTAACTGCAATCATAGTTGCAACGCTTACCCAAGTTCCATTCAATCTTTACTTTATCTTGATGCTGCCAGCGACTTTCTACTTTAAACATTCTAATACATAATCCTTTGCTATTTGGTGATATAGAGGTCCTGGATGAGAACGCATATCATCTTGTATATCTCTTGCTCTACAATTATTCAAGATATACTCTTGCGATAGTTTACTCTCATTTACTTCAATTGTAAAGAGATTTTTATAATCTTTAAAGAAACTCATTTCTATAATGGGCACATCTATCAATTTGATTGCTTTACGCATATACTCCCATCGTTGCAATAAATGGTGATCCATATCATCTAACCTTGAATACATTTTGGATATGTCTTCTTCTACTTGACAGTATTCTAATGTCTTGTGCCCAACAGGAGTAATTTTCCAATGATAGATATGAGTTTTTAATGGGTTTAAATTTTCGTTTTTAAACCAAGTCAACCTATATAATGGTGGCCATGCTATTGCTATAAACTTTGGTAAGTTGGGTAGTTTATCGATACAGTGCATTATATTATAAAATACAAACTCTGGACCAGATCCAGTCTTCCCTAGATTAACAACGTCCATGTTAAGTTCATCAGAAACTAGTCCGGGCCATGATAAATTAACTGGCAATCCCATACCCATAGTTACACTACAACCTAAAGCTATGAAGTAGTTGTCCCAATCTATTTGATGAACGTCTTTCATTCTATATCCGTACTCATTAAATTCGTATGAGAACGGTTCGTTACGCCATCTCCAATCTGGGAACTTATCTATATTTTTGTTAAGATTTTCTAATGAATCATTGAAATACCAATCTGACTTTCTGTTTGGCTCTTCACCGGATCCTAACAACATATCATACATATGGTTTGAACTCCGATATGATTGATTCAATGGGACCTTGCCCGCGACTCTTATCTAGTTCTCTGTTAAATTCTAAAAACTCTTGCCACCTATCGCTACAGTCACGTGCTTGTAGATAGTTGATGTTATCTTGTATTTGTTGCTGTGTAATCTTTTCTAGTATGGGATACTTCTTAACATTCTCAAACGTACTGACCCTCATACTAACTTCACGTAGTCTATCAATAGCTACTTGCTTTAACTCATTGGGTAATACTTGTGCGGACAATACATTTGGGTAACTAACTCTATGACTATAGAACACAATATTCATTTTGTTGATAAAGTAATCTATACAGTCTGCCGCTTGTAGTATGTTACCTGCTTGTGCTGTGAACGCACCAACCACTCTAGAGATATTAGGTAGTTTCTGTATCTCTTTGATGTTCTGTTCTACGAGAACAAAATCTGAATTACTCCTAATGTAATTATACACATTATGAATCCCATCAAGACTGACATTAACAGCAATACTTTTGAACGACGGCCAGTAGTCGAATATCGTTCTGGACTTTGAGATTCCGAGTGTTGTTCCGTTGGTTGCATATTTTAACTCCATGTTGTGCCCGTAAGGCTTCAGCATTTCAAGTATCTTATAGTGCTGAGGGTCCATTAAGGGTTCGCCACCAGCAAACTCTACACGCTTGAAATGTGGGATTAGTTTCTCAAAGCTAGACCACCAATTGTCGGTATCGTCAAAAGGTCCTATATATTGTCCGGGCTTCTTAACTAGTTTCTCTATAGTGGGTACTAGATAGTTATTTTCTTTCTTGTAGAAATTAACAATACCGTCCCAGTCTTGCCAGCTTGTACTATCTAATGGATTACACATCCTACATTTTAGATTGCATAGATTGTTTAGTTTGATTTCCATTGTGGGGAATTCAAATGGCATTACAAAGTTTTCATCCATACCATTCATTGCGTGTGGATATAGATTTATACGTGCTTCGGGTATAACGCCATTGATATGACGTTGACGTAAACTCTCTACACCCTGATCTTCTAAATCAAAGCAAGGCTTACATACATCTGGGCGTTCACCGTGTAGTACTTGCTGACGAACCAAACGCATGTTGTCGTTATTCCATATTTCTTCTAAACTCTGTTCTTGTATCCATCCTACAGGAAGACTGCGACAGCATACTTTAACAGCGCCATCTTCACGTGTTGCTAACCCTGTAAAAGGGTGCATACAAAATGTGTTACTTAGATTGTTCAATTGCCCAACTTCTTTCTTTGCACCAAAAGCATTCATTACACACTGGAACATATTGTCCTGGTGTATATGTTTTATAATTTATACCCTCAAACTCACCCTCACAGCTACGGGTAATATCTAATAATTCTTGTAGATTTAATTCTTTGTATTTTGACATGACCCATGACTTATCTACAAATCTAAATGGGTGACTAGCAACTCTACCCATATGTATCATATATTCTAAATGTTTGTTTTCTTCAGTAGGATCTATATCACGCTCAATCATTCCATTGAACAGTTTCAATCTTGGGTTGCGTGTTACACCATTGTAATATACTTCACAATTTTCTTTGTGACATACATATTCGGCGAATGCCCGTTTCTCAATGTTATCACCAGAAACACGCTTACCATATTCATCTGTTAAGTTAGGTCCTACACTACCGTGCTCTAAATCGGGTGGGATAAAATTTACATGTTTGATAAACTTTGTGACATAGAATCTTTGACGTAGCCAATTGTATACACGTTCACCGTCGTATTGCTGCCAGGGTCTTGTCTTCCAGCAACGTATGTGATTTATAATATGTATGGTTACGTCATTGTCTTTAGCTAAATCACATACTAGATAAGCCAACAAAGCCGAATCTGCCCCACCACTCAGGCTGATTGCAAGATTCTTCCAGTTTTTATCAAAAGGTATGTTTACACTCATAAGTATAATTATGCTAACATTGTCATCACATAGTTTTTCTATCAAGCCCATAATAGACCAAGTTAAAAAACTTGATTTCGGGAAAAGACTTGAATTAAACAATCGCACGGGTACGTTCTTCAATGATCCGTGGGAAATTAAAGATGAGTTTAAGAATACGCCGTTGGGTGATGTCCTTAATGTTTTGGGTGATATAGGACAAGCTAGGTTATTGAGATTAACTAGCGGCGAAACGTATACAGCGCATTATGATCCTGATGATAGAATACATCTTGCGATACAATCTAATCCCTATAGTTACCTTGTAGACATTGGTGAGAATAAATTATACCATTTACCAGTAGACGGGAATGTTTGGTATATGGATACAGGTAAACTGCATGTTGCATCTAATTGGGGAGCCAACGATAGAATACATTTAAACATCAGAGTATTGTTGCCCAAATTCAGTATGGAACGACCATATGTAAGACTTACAATATATGATGATTCATATGATTGGAAGCAAAAGCATTACTTGAGCGTAATGGGTTTTATTAACCGCAAGATTAAACAAAAAGTCATTACCGGATTTCACTCTACAGATGAGCGAGTATTATTTATAAACACCGATGACCTTACTATATTTGACAATGTAGTGGGTACTGGTGTAGAGATTAGCAAAGTTTGACGTAATCTTGGTCTGATGGTTTGTCTTCTACCAAGTTTCTAATATTCCTAGAGCAAGCCTTAACACATACTAGTTTCTTGTCTACAGTGGTATGGTGAGTTATTTTGTCACCCCAATCGCTATTTGCTAATGCATCAATGATGTTAGTGTCTTTCAAATTAATTAGCCCTATGCTTTGAACCAGTTCACGTGCGCTCTCTAATAGTCTATCACGCATGACGTATTCACTACCCTCACCATCAAAATCACAATTCGTGTATGTTCCTGCAACTTGACAACAAGGAAATACTCTTCCAACGGAATCTACAAATATTTCTTTTTTAGTAAAACAGTCAGGAACTATGTTAGATTCATCAATTAGTTTTTTATAGACACTGGGCTTTATTAACCTATCCATGTTAATCTTTATAACTGGTTCTTGCCATTTAGGAAGTTCAGGTTGGTGTAAGTAATATTCAGTTTCGCCTTCTTTGTTTTTTACAGGGTATTCAGATAGACCAAAAAATCGTTGAGTACTCTTAAAGTTGACTTCCCTAAATCCAATGCCTAACAAGAAATCTCTTAGTTCGTCGGTTCTATGTTCGTTATGCTTGAACACAATACTGTCAGCCCTAACATGACCGCCTGCTTCTATGAACGCTTTGGCATTTTCTATTATTTTGTCCCAGTTAGTATTTTTTCGATATAGTTCATGGTCTCCCTTAAACCCATCTATTCCTATTATTACTACACCCTTTGGATTCATTACAGTAGCTAATTTAGTCCACCATTCTTTGTTTCTAAGACTACCATTTGTATGTATGGCTAATCTGCAATCATCGTTTGTGTGTTCTGCAAGATATTCGAAAATTTCTAAGCAATCATGTGCTAGCAACGGATCACCTAAGTTTCCACATGCATACACGTTCTTTAATTGTTTAAGAAATGATACGGGGAACCATTGTTTAAATTGGTCAATTGATATTTCAGTATTTTGAACATAAGAACGTTCGGCCCCGCCATACCAATTTCTAGCACACATTGGACATGCGGCTTGGCATTTGTCTGTCAATTCTAAGTGAATGTCTGTTATGTTATTTGGATACATTAAAGTTGTATCGTCTTTCTAATTGACGAATTAAAAATTCAGCTAGTAACTCATGACCTTCTACACCAGGATGATCTGATCCGGGCCCACCCACTCGCGCAGTCCCGAATGTATTTAAGTAAGACCTTAGATTGAAATCATACAAGAATAAATCTTTGTCTACTCTTTCGGAAATTTCTAGTAAGTAATCACGCTTCAATGCATCGTAGTGAATTTGGAATGTAGGGGTAGTCATGCTAGGTAATTCTCTATCACGTATGTAGCTTTGAAATAACAAAAGCTGCACTATGAAATTTTCTACGTTACCCGGATCACTATTATATTTTGCTGTTATTAACTTTGCTATTTCTAAATCACCGTCGTTAGTAGAACCTGCGAATGTGTCCCACTTATTATTGTCTAACCTATTCAATTCATACCTGTGTAAATGAGACCACGCTATGAGTACAAATGGTTTTCTACCCTGCTTTACCAACTTATCTAGGTCTTGAACCGATGTACGCAATATGCGTGGATTACTAGACCCCGGCATTGCCCCCATAATTAATTCTATGTTAAGATGTTTAGCTATAAGGGCAGCCCAGCACTGTTGTAAACGGGTAGATTCTTCTAAACCCACACCATACGTCCAACTGCATCCATTAACATAGAGGCAATCGACGGTTGTGTTTATTTTTTCGAAAGACATTGGTTATTAAATATTAGAGTAATTTATTTAGTAACACGATGGATTCATATAGAAAATTTTTAGAAAGATACATGTATGCCCTTAGAAAAAATTGGGTATGGCCAGATCCTTTTTCTGACATAAACCCATACGATGTGGGTGCAAAATTAGCCTGGGAGTTTTGTGAAAGTCGCATCCCAGATTTTAAAATACAAAAAATTCTGTTTGATGTAAAGAAGTATCCGATAACCAATTATCTATTCAAAGAAAATTTTCATACGTATGTTACTAACAAGGATTCTAACTTTTGCAAATATTGTTGGTTGATGAATGACTATTTTTTGAACGAAGGATTGAATTATCCAATACAAATGAATTTTCACTACAGACAATGGGATGATAGATGGTTAGTTAATCCCGGTTGGTTGCGATATTATATTGCTCATATGGCTGGAGAAACACAAATGGAAGCCTTTTACCAACCATTAGTTGATAGTGGGTGTCCCGTATTGAAGGAGTACAGGTCTGTAGAAGAATTGACTTATGATTACGGAGTAGACACAGTAGAAAAAACATTTATCGTACTCACATGGTTTTATGGTAAACCATTAATGCAAGTAAGTTTTAATCCAGACGTACCCATACGAGACAAGTATCAACACGTAGAATACTATGAGAATATACACAAGAATATATTCCACTCTAATTTACAAAAAGGTAAATTGTTGTATGATGTTAGTGATACAGTAAAAGATAAGATAATAAAAGAAGTTAATACTTGGCCCGAAGAGTATAAATCTTTGATAACATTTGATGATGACTCTTATGCAAGAGTAACTTTAGAGGAGTACACTGACGATAGTTTCTATTGTGGGCTACCGTTAGTGGGCACTAGGATCAAGAATTTAGAAATCAAAAAACTAGGTCTTACTTATTCTTTGACAGACCAATAATTAATCATCAACCCTCTTCGTATTTTAGTAAACACAGTAGGATGATAGGCGTGCATTGTATTAGGTGCTGGATTAAAAAACATGCATCTATTGTCCTTGGATTCTACTGTATGATGATATTTGTCACCATCGTATATTGCAGTACCGGGATGCAGGTCTTCGTGGTCAGTATAAATTAATGCACTCAGTTTCTTTTCTAGTAAGTCGTGATGTGTTTCTAAAAAGAAAGGACCATAATCACTAATGACCTCTACTCTAGGATATAAATCATTATATTTCTTTTTGGTGTGTTCTTCGAAAAATTCTTTATAACTACCACTCACTAAACTCTTATATACATTGTATAAGTTTGGATACTCTAATGCATTATTTTCAGTAATAAACAATCTATTTTTGTTCAGTCTGTGCCCGGGTTGTATTTGAGGCATTACGTGGTCTATCGATTTCAATTCAGTAAGTGCTTCAGTTGGTAAAAAATTGTCAATGATCCAATATGGCCATGGCTCATTGTAAAAATTTAAATTGTTCATTGTTTGTAACCTATAATCATGTATCTATTGTATAATGGTAAATCTAATGTACCTACGTATTTTCTAGTTAGATGACATTGACGCTCGAACTCATGTATATCTTTGCTGATTCTAACGTGTTCAGGGATATCATAGTTATTACCCTGAACAACTATGATACTGTCATTGGGCATATTATCTAACCACTTGTCATACTGTTCTTGCGTAAGATGTTCACAACTAGTATTGATTACAATGTGAGCCGTACTAGTAACACCGCACATATCTGCTGTGATCGCTTTGAACATTCCTTTGTCGTATTCTATGCGATTCATTTCATTGGCTACGTGCTCACATGTTGGGTCGATATCGATGCTACGAATCTTAGTAACTGGGATATTACTTTGAAACATCATACTAGCTAACACACCCACCCAGCCCCCGAATATATCAACTTCGGAGCCAAAGTCTACATAATCATCTAGGCAATTAATGAGCCATTCTTTGCTTTTAAGTTGTCCTTGCCAGAATGCGTCCATTGTACGCATAGGGTTGTTGCTTTGGCGTATAGCCTGCATCCAGTGATGTATGTGATTTAAATCGATTTGCATTTTGGTATCTTACTATCTGCTGAACTAACACAACTAGGTGTTATACAAATTCTAGGTCTTTCAAACAATTTGAAACCTTGTGTTAATGTTCCTAATATATCATCATGGCAACTATAGCTACGCTTCACTTCATCGCCCCTGATGATAACGCTTTGATAGCCACTGTTACAAGTCCATCCACTAAACTTATTAAAGCCAAAGCTATTAAATCTTTCTGCTTGGTCTATGTAGTATGGATTACCCATACTATCTATTAGTTTTACTTGAAACAGTTCTCTATCGTCTATGTGTTGTGGGAATCCTGTACGCATACACTGTATCATATCATCAGTATAACCATCAACTATATCAGTTGCGGTGTCATTACTTTGTGGCTTTAGTGTAACGTTTATGCCCTTCTCATACATTCGCAAACAACGTTCATATGATTGATAAAAATGTTCTGGCACCATAACTTGGTTTACGGTTACGAATACGTTGTTCTTCATCAAGTATAAACATTTCTCAATGAATTCGTTTTCGTCAGCAAACTCATGGTGAAAGCTAGCAGTAACACTACGTCTTACACTAGACTTAGTTGTGCCTAGCCATCTATCCCACCACTGAAGCCCAGGGCTTAGGTTAGTGGTCATGTGTATACTGTCTAATAAAACTTTACCCATTAACTCTAGTGCATGTTTGTATGCAGTTGGTTCTCCCCCACTAAATGACCAATGAAATTTAGTGAACCCATTAGAAGCAGCCTGAAATCTAATCTCATCTATAGTTCTTTTATATACCTCAAGTTCTTGGTGATCTGGTGTTTGGCTATTAGCATAAGGCCAGCAATAGCTACATTGATAATTACAGAATCGGCCCAATATCCAACTGACGCTGAACAAGTCAGTATCAAGCATTGTCTGCTGTCCGAATTTTGTTATATCGTCAAAGGGTATTTCTGTAAAATTTGTCATACTGTGTTCTGAGCCAATCAAAATCATTGATTAGTTTCAGTGCATCATAGTTGCCTTTATTAGTAGACCCATACTCTCGACCTGCTTTAGCACCTTCAGTAGAATATTTACCATACTGTCTATCACTACCTAGAGTACACCATGCATCCAAACGCTTTTGTGTATCATTGTCAACTTGTCTATCTATAACTTGGCTAGCTAATTTAACGCACTCACGGAATGCACTACGCCATGTGTTAAATGGGTCTGTATTGAACTCCGTTATATTGCTTAATTTTATAATAGGTTCATACAAATTGCAAATACTTGTGGTCATATCGGGTTTATTTGTTTGCATACGAATTGTAGCCATTCTTGGTAACAACTTAACCCCACCGTTACCATAGATTAAATCATTGACCGGATTCTTACTTCTCCAAACACGAACCTTTTCGGGTTCATAAAAATCTATATTGTGTTCAAACACAAAGTTGTCAACTATTACAGCATCACCGTCTACTACCCAAAAATAGTCTGACTCGCATAGTTTAGCAGCCTCAATGTGTGCGTTATGTATACCCTTAATCCCGTTGATTCGTTTTGCTTTAGGGGCTATCTTTGTCAATAGTTGATAGTTTCTATCAGCGTTTGGTTCATTATAACTTACAAATACGATATCGTAGGGCGGGTTGTACTTGTATTTGATAAACGATTCAGGACTGCGTAGTATAGGTTTGACTCCTACTCTAAACTCTTGGCTTTCTCTATTTGCGTACACGTTTTTGATTCTTTGGTCGTTAGTTAAAACTCTAATCAAGGTACCTATCCTATTACATTCGTTGATGATGTTATCCTTATACGTGTCAAAATTGTCACGGAACAACTCAGCAATGAATTCAAAGTCACGTATCCTGCTAGGATCGTACCCGGTCAATGCAAGGTGACACCCAACTCTAGCCCCATAGATTGCCCACACACCATTCTCAACATCTTGACCAATGTGCATCCATCTCCATAGTCTGTCGTAGTTTCTCCAGTTCATGTCCTTGTAGTCTACACCATATGCAAGTTTGAACCCCTCACGGAATCCAGCATGCCATGCTTGTAACTGTGACGAATTTACAACAGTTGTACTGGCTGCATAGTTTAGTTCTAAATAGGAATTTAGATTGAAATCTATACTATTAGGATTTGTGCTGTTTTCATGGGTACGCATGGACTTGAGCAATTCAATAGGCCAGACCTTAATACCACCATTTCCATAACAATTCCCATTTACGTTGTTCAATGCGCTGAAACTGAGTACACTAGTGGAAAGATCAACATCATCATTGAGATTGTAGTTTAGGGCGAGGAAGTTGTTGACAATTTCGTTGTCCCCGTCTACAATAATGACATTAGT